CGAGGGGCAGCCCCGGAAAGGGGGGGTGGTAGGACCCGAAGGGTCTACCCCCTCGCACATCGACATCAACTTTTCAGCTTGACCTATTAACCAATCCCTATTAAAATGTCCTCAGACGAGTCCTGGGAGGGTGAATGAATCTTCGGAAGTTAGGAAATGACCAGGCGACTGAGCGCATCGAGGTTCTTCTTTTAACGAGTCTTGTGCAAGAGGCTCAAGAGTTAGCGACCACCCTTGGTGTGACCCGCTCTGACGTGCTTAGAGGCGCTATCAGGGCGGGTTTACATCGCNTGCGGGGTAGTACNCCNGAGAATATCAGCGGTGGCCGCCCTCCAATNGAGGATGAGTGCAACGATTTCCGTCAATGGCTGATGGTTTACTACGGATACAGCCCTCGAAGCGCGACAGTAGTGGCCAGTATGGTGCGTGGCGCTAAGAAACGTGATGCGTTCGACCACGATTGGTGCGAGGATCACCCTACAGCGAGCACCAGGGCCAACCGCCGGTCTGTTTTTCGCAAGTGGGAGGAGTTTTGTGACGCACAGTGAGCCCTTTTTCGCTGTTTGCGGCCAGTGTGCGGGTTCATTAGGGTCAATAGACCGTCGAGCGACGGTTTTGGACCCTCTTTTGCACGTCTTGCTCCACGCGGAGGGTGACATTTACGAGGTTTCGTTAAAAAAGCGAGACCGTTTTCAGCTAATGCTTGCCGCCGAGGTGGTTCGGGGTGCTCCATATTGGTGGTTGAACCGTTCTCGTAGGAGTCCCGACCCCGATTTAGTGGATTGGATAACGAAGACACCTGCTGTTTTGGCGTGGGTAGAGAGTCCTCGCTCATTTCGGGCTCCATTGTGGTGGCCTGCTCAAATCGAAAAAAGTTTCGGGGGAGACCCCCCGACCCCACATGAGTTAGCCAACGCTTTGCCTTGCGGTAAGGACGAAGTCTTCTGGCAAGGTCATGATGTTGCGATTTTGGTGTCGTATTGCTGTGGGATGGGTCTCGTTGACTTGCATGAGGTGCTGGGGATCTCCGAAGGCGCGATTGTGAACGCCATGTTGCGTGGTGTTGGGAAACTGAGGAGACATTCTCCCTTTGTTCTCTGGTGTTTGAACCTGAACTTTGATATAATGCCCGTTTGTGCAGGGCTAGGTCGAAGCCTGCAGGAGAAACTGCGCATACATCAGACTGCGGCAAAGAATCCGTTGCTTGGAACGCCGCAAATGTTCGATGATGTGGTGCGTTCTCCGGTATTTAAGCATGGGGCTGCGGCAGGGCTGCTTCCGAGAAGACTTGGGGGTCGTCCTATAAACCGCTATGTTATGATTGGTGAACCGAGGGGCTGATATGGGAAAAAACAAGTTCGGATCCGATGGCTATGCTGAGTGGCTGGACCTNGTTCCGGTAGAAGAGCGCGAAACACTGGCAGCGGTGCTGACTGAAAACCCTGTTAAGAGCTACGATGACCTGGTGTCGTTCTCGCAGACCGTTATGGTGCATATTCTGTGCGGGAACATCGCGCCCTGTGTAGCCGACGCCGCAAGCCGATGGGCAGAGCTTATGCTGACTGCTCTTGCTGCGAAGCACACAGCTAGTGGAACTCCTGGCGAAGCGTACTCCGATCTGATTTCTGCTCTGGTGGCCGTGAAGGACGAAGCGCCCGCGATTGAGGCTGTGTACACGGCTGAAGTTGTAGACGAGTCCGTTAAAGCTGTCGGATGAAGTCTTGCAGCCTCACCGAAAAAGCACGGGCCGCGCTGCGAGACCCATCTTTAATGCTGCGTGCCTACGGAGAAATCCAAGACCAGGCGACAGGCAAGGCGCTCAAGTACGACCCGGAGAGAATCACTGAGCAGCTACAGAATACGCTTCTGTCATACTACGCAACCCCACCAAGGACCGAGTCAGGCCAAACGAAATGGCTCATATTGCTAGGCTACCGGCAGGGAGGGAAGTCATTAACGGCTGAACTATGCGCTTATGCAAAGACAGCCTACACTCCAGGCTGGGACCATGTCTGTATCGCAGACACGCGAGACCGGGCTGAGTACCTGCACAGGCGCGTTCACTTTACGCATGCCAGATGGCCTGCCGCTCTTCGTTCGGAGACCATGGTGAGCCGAGAGGTTCGTCAGCTTACCTTCGACACCAAGATTGGTGGCCGCATGCGCGTCATGAGCGGTGAGAGTGGGGCCGTTGGTATCGGCCAGTCTCCTGATTCTTTCCATGGCTCTGAACTTCCCTTCTGGAAAAACCCTGAGCACCAGTATTCCTTGATTTATCCGTCCATGATTAACCGAGACCACTCTCTGATGGTCCTTGAATCGACCCCATGGGTGAGCGGGGACTGGTGGCACGACCAGTGCCGGGACGCCAAGCGAGGCGCAGGCCGATGGCTCTACGCCTTCTTTCCTTTCTGGGACGGTAAGCTCAATCAACGACCGTGGCCCAAGGGGGCTGCGCTGGAGAACGACGAGATCCGCATGCTAGAGAAGCACGCCCCGGAAGGATTGAGAAAAGAGCACCTGGCTTTCCGCAGATTGATGCTTGAAACCGATGCGCAGATCAGGCGAAACCCGGATTTGTTCCGAGTCTTTTACCCGATGGACGATTCCACTTGCTGGTTGTCCACAATGTCTTCGGTCATCCATGCGTCGCTGTTGGAAAAACACAGCAAGCGTAAGATGGCTAAGTGGGCTCCTCCGTACATGGAGTTTGAGAAGCCTGAGAGCGGAGCAACCTATGTGATTGGCGTTGACCCCGCTGGCCATGCAGCCCGAGACCATGCCTCGTTCCAGGTGTTCAAGCTTTACGAAGAGGAATGGACACAGGTAGCCTGCTATGCTGACCACACTGAACCAGTTTTGTTTACCCGCAGGCTTCTGGTTGCAGCCGAGCGTTACAACAAGGCGCTGGTGGTCATCGAGAGCAACGGAGTTGGGGCTGCTACCATCGCGCTATGCGAGCAGGCTGGCTACACTCACCTGTATTACGAGAAGCCCTACCGACCAGGGCTGACTTCCACTTCCAAAAAGCTTGAGCAGATGTTAGGCTGGCTGCAAGATGCTCTGGTGGATGAACTTGTCATCAACGACGCAGACACTTATGAACAGCTATGCAGCTATAAGCACGACAAGAGAACGGAGTGCAGCGTGATCACCGAGATGCTATCCGGGGCCATCGGTCATAAGCGCAGGTCGCGCCACCACTGGGATAAAATATCCGCTTTAATGATGGCTATTGTAGGGGCTCGCAGTCTGCCGGTTAAGCGCAAGAGAGTGGAGGCCACTCCTGCCAATGTTGTGTTATTTAAGGATATGACCTGGGACCAAGTCCAAGCTCATCGCAAGAAAATCGACTCACACTCACCTGGCCAGCGTAAGCGAATACGCTATAGAAGCATCCGTAGGAGGAAATGATGGCAACCACAAAAGGCGAAGAAATCACTGAGGGGAAAACCAAGGGCGAAGAGGCCTATGAGGGACCAAGCAAGGGCGAGGATACCAAGGAAGGCACCAAGGCCTATAGTTCGTATCGCACTGCCCCTTTTGACCCCAACAAAGAAGGGCTGCTTGAATACTTCGGTCGTTCAGCAGGGCCAATGGAAAGATTTATTCGCAAGGTATACGAAAAAGCGCCTGAGCTTATTGAAGAAAGCAAAGAGGCTCTTAAGCCTTATGTTGACTTTTTCAAAGAGCGGACGGGCTCAGGAGAACTGGACTTCTTTGAAGGCGAAGAGGGTGAGGACGAGACCGTACTGGCTCCCCCCGAGGGCCTAGATGTGGTGACAACAATCGATAGCCGGGTGCTGGCGGATCCGCCGCCCCCTATCGAGTTTGATATCTTTGACGTTGAAGGCGGCGGCATGCGTAAAAAAAGAGAAGACGTAGCTAGAAGGCTTTTCAAGGATAAAGACAAGCACCGGGGCGAAAAGGCAGGCGACAAGTCCAAGACCCACAAAGGCGATGATGACTACACTGGTAAGAAAGAGAAGAAAGGCCAGGACCTGCGAGAGGGCGCTGAGAAAGACGGAGGCCAGGGGACTCTCGCGAAGACTCCAGGCCATGGTCGAGTAGACAACTAAGGACTAAAAATGCCTTTCACGCATGAGCAGATTCAAGGGATCATTACGACCCATAAGAAGAAGTCCGAGCGCGAGCGCCGCGAATGGGACCAATACAGAGCTTGGTACACTTCCGAATACTGGTCTAACCAGCAGGACGAAGAGTATGCAGCCGCCACGGGGTCGATGGGGGGCGAGGGTAGCCTGAGCTTTGAGTCGAACTATCCCTATGCTTACATCGACACCATGATTGCTAACGTGTGCCCAACGAATCCCCAGCTAACCGTGAACGCAAGGAAGGATGGCCTGGATGACGCCGCTCGTTTTCGTGAAGCTCTTATCAATCACGCGCTGGACAAGCAGGACTTCCACAAAAGGCTGTGGGAACTTGCTACCCTGTCGTCTTTGTGCGGGCGAGGCTTTGTTAAGACCATCTGGAACTTCAAGAGAGAGACTCCAGAGATTTATGTTACCGACCCTCGCTACATCTTCTTTGATATGGGAGCCTCCAAGTGGGACGACATCCGCTACCTGATCGAAGTGACTGTCCTAACTAAGGCGGACTTCGAGTCTCGTGTGAAAAAGAAAGGAAAGAAGGGCGGCTTTTACGACAGCCATGTAGCTAAATCTGCGGACTATGGTACTTATCCAAACTGGCTGCGGGACTCTACGAAAGATCGCTCGATGCTCAATGACGCAAGCCGAGAAGTGTTTGAATGGGTGACGGTCTTTGAGTTCTACGATTTCTCAGGGGCGGGCAGGTACTACCATATCCTCGACGGTATGGACGACCCTCTCTTCGAGGGTGATCTTCCGTTCAGGTTTGTTCGCAATCCGTTCTCAATGCTTACCTTCAACGACAATATGACAAACCTGGGTGGTCTCTCAGACGTTAAGCTAATCGCCCCGCTTCAACGCAGGCTTAATGAGCTAGACACTATCGAGCTTTGGCATGCCCAGTCGTCCATTCCGGTCATGCTTCTTCAGTCCGGCCTGGTAGACAACCCAGAGATCATTAAATCAGCCCTGGTTAACAACACAGGACCAGGGGCTCTTATCGACATGCAGGGCAAGGCAAATGCCCCTATACGCGACATTGTCGGGATGACCCCGATGCCTTCTTTGTCTCCGTCCTTTGGGGCCATTCGTGATAAGGCCTCTCAGATGATTGAGTTCGTGCTGGGTATTCCGCAGTACAGTCGGGGAGTTGTAGGCGTGACTGATGTCGCTACTGAGGTTGCTCTAGCTGACTCCGCCACAAGGACGCGCAACGGTCGAAGGATCAAGGAAGTCCATGACATCGTCAGTGCTGTAGGCGCAGCCATCATTGGCCTGTACGAAGAGTTCCTGCCTGACGACAGCATTGTTCCGCTAAGGGTAGGCGGAGAGGCCATGAAGATCCGCCGGGACTCTATCCAGGCNCGAGGNAAGACAGGAGTAGACAACGAGCCTGCNCTNTACTTTGACTATGAGGCCATCCCTTATTCGCCCGCTGAGAACAATAAACTTGTTCAGCTTAAGAACCTACAGACGTTCTTCGATGTTCTCATTCAGGCTCCTCAAGTGGATAAGACCAAGATGTTAGATAAGCTTCTTGATCTCTTGAGCATGCGCGACATCATGACTAAGGGCGGCCCTTCTCAGGAGGGGATGCCTGGTGCCGTCCAGCCACCTGGTCCGCAGGACACAACTGCAGGCGGCGGATTGCCTCCCGGTCTTCAGGAGCAACAGATTCCTAATCCTGTAGGCGGTCAGGGCGCTCCTACCGCTGCTCCATCACAGGGCTTTCAGGGAGCAGGGGCTGGGTTCAAGGGTGCAGGATTTCCTATAGAGGGGTTATAGATGGCAGATCCGAAACAAGAAGCGCCGCCGTATATCCTACAGGGGACATCCGCATGGACTACCGAACAGGGCGAGCCTGATCCGTACTCCGATAAAGCTCGTGCGATTATAGATGTCGGTGGAAAAACCAAGCATGTGCGCATCGGGGATTATTTGCCGGGGGGTGGAGCGATAACTCGGATCGGCCCGCAGGAAATATGGGCGATCCCCGACGATCCAGATGGAGGCCCTGAGTACAGGGTTGGTCTGTCGCCGCCTAAACCAAAGTCAAAGTCTATGTCTCTGCGAGAGGAAACCTTGGCCAAGGCCAAGGAGCTAATGGCCGAATACAATAAGACCGAAGGGATGAACTACTTGAGAGGCGGTCAAGCGGCAGCCATGGCAGAAACGATGAGAGATGCCTTTGACGATTCCATGACGAGCAGGTTCCCTGAAGAGTTAAATGATGAACAGCCTGAAGCAGGGGCTGAGAGAAAACCCGAAGGCTTCCCTGCCTATGGGGAAGAGTCTTGGGGAGACTTACTCGGCGGGGGTTCTCCTGATGCGGCCAAGGTCCTGCAGGGACGGGCAGAGACTTGGGCAGAAAAGCTTGCTGAAGATTTCCCAGAGGAGGGACAGTGATGCCGATTTACGATTTAGAATGCGAACCATGCCAGAGGTTTTTGGTAGATGTCTTCTTTCCATTGTCCGAAACCCCGACCTGTTCCTATTGCAATGCGCCTGCTCGCGTTATCATCAGTCCCGTTCGTACTGTTGGCCCTATGCCGTCGAAGCCCCTACAACTCGACCAGATTGGAAGGTCCTTCACATCGAACTCTGAACTCAGGGATTACAAGCAAACGCACCCCGAAGCCATTTTTCTCAACAAAGGCGACCGCGAATGGGACGAGCATTACACCGATGTTCGCAACCGAGCCGAAAAGACAGTTAAGAAGATGGGTTTCAGGGATGTAGAGGATTATAGAAGCAAGGGCCAGGGCAACATAAAGAAACAATCTGAAGCCGATGCTTGACGAACACCTGCTCTATGAGTAAAGATTTCCCTGGAGATGTCAATGCCTGCTGGTAATCCACTTGGTTATCTTGATCCCGCCGCTGCTGGTGCCGTTGAAACGGCTGCGGTTGAGGCTCCCGTGGAAACCCCTGCTGGCCTTGAAGAAGAAGTAGTTACGGAAACTGTTGCGGTGGACACCCCAGCAGCCATGGCCGACGTCATCATCTCCCGGACTCCAGGAAGCGCCGAAGAGCTTCTGTCTATCCTTTCTGAGAATGGATGGGAACTTGTTCAGACGGGTGCGCCCTCTGCTGAAGTTCCTGTTGAAGAAACCATGGGAGTAGGTGAAGAGCCTGCGATGCCGATTTCTGGAAGCCCCACTAACGACTTGTCTGAACTGCGAAGAATGGCAGCGGCAAGTGCGATTAGGGGCGAGGTCGGTGTCTGAACTTGACGCAGCACCAGTAGCAGATACACCTGTCGCAGCACCCGCTGCCGCGCCGGTAGATGCGCCCGCAGAGGCCGCTCCTGTTGCTGCAGAGGCTACAGCGGCTGTCGCTGACGTATCCCCCGATACGGAGAAGGTCTCCGCGCCAGAGGAACTGAAGACAGGTTACGACTTTACGGGCTGGGATGGACAGGTTGACTCTCTTCCTGAAGAGAACCGGCATACGGCTAACGGAGTAGCAAGCTACTACACAGCCCTGGCTGAGTCCCGCAACGAAGAATCTAGCCGCATGCAGCAAATCTACGAGGCCTTGATTTCTGGTGACGAGGACCCTCGTGTTGCTCAACTCACGCAGGACCAGACGGCCCTTCAGGCCAAGTTCGACACGGCGGCCTCCGAGCACAAGGCTTACAAAAAGCAGGTAGAGGCTTTTCATGCTAGTCAGGCCGAAGCCGAGGCCAAGCGTTTTATCCATGAGAACAGCAAAGCTCTTGAGACCCCAAAGCAGCGCGAGGTTTTTGGAACTCTTTTAGATCAGGGATGGAACCAGCACTCAGCAGTTAAGCTTCTTTCGATGGCTCCTGAAGCCATTAAGCTGGCACAGGAAGCAAAGAACGATGGTGTCCCTGATCATCACGCCATCAAGATGGCTGACCTCATGACGCGCCGAGCAGCCCCCGCTCCTCGTGACAGCGCCCGGATTACCTCCGGTGCCACCACCACCACTTCTCGCCCGTATGGTGCGGAGAACAGCGTCACTGACGCAAAGACTCTTAATGAGAAAAGACGATTAGCAGTAGCTAGAGCAATAAGATCAGCCAAGGGCTGAAGATAACTTGGAGTAAAAAATGGCTATTAGTCCTGACGTATTGGCAACCGCATTAGTGGATTTGATGCCGTCCTATTCGGAACTGTTCACCACATGGCATCCACTCTTCCAGAAGATGGTAGAGAAAGGAAACATCGAGCGCAAGGTTCTTCAAGGACCCTTTCGTGAGTTCGCTGTTGTAACTGCAGGCCCCGGCCAGGTTACGCAGATTTCCACGGGCTCCGAGGTTATTGCCGGTGGCCGTACTCAAGCGGCGACACGCGGAAACGCCTTCGCTCCTCGCCTGATTTATGCGTTCGACGTTCCTGGGAAGGATCTATCCGAAGCTAATGGCGAAATGGACCTTGCTCGAATCATCCAGCATTACCCTGAACTGGCCATGAGCGACTTGCATGAGCGCATCTCGCAGCAGCTTGCTTCAGGCAACGGCGCAGGTGTCGGCGGCTTCTTGACTCTCAACGGCGACACGACCTACGACCCAGGCGCTCCCGGCGGAGCACGGTCTGGCGCGATTGAGTTCGCTGCTCCCGCTGCTCAGGTCAACACCGTCTTCGGATTGAACAAGGCTACTGTGGCAGGCTGGACTAACCAGTTCGGCCTAAGCACGTCTTTCGCCACTAACGGTCGAAGCATTATGCGCCAGACCTACCTGGCTTGCGCTCGTCAGCAGATGACGATGGGCGCTCCCGACCTTCTGTTAGGCGACGAGCTTTCCTATCTTAACTACCTGGAAGACCTCGACACGCAGGTTCGTATCGTCACCGACACGACCGAAGGCGGCGACCGTGCTCCTAAGAAAATCCGACGCGGAATCAAGTTCCTCGATTCGGACTTCTACCTGGAAGACTCCATTACGGCTGGCGCTGCACCGTTTGTTGCTCCCGCGTTAATCGTTGGTGCTCCTCCTGTTTCAGGTGGCGTCATCTACATGCTGAACACCAACACCTGGCACGGTTTCACGATGGGGCACGACTCCAAGATTGAAACGACTGGTGACTTCGCTGTTCGCGGACCCTTCCGTCTTCCAGAGCAAGACCTCTGGCGCTACGAGATTGTTCTGGCCATGGGCCTCAACACTACGCAGCTTCGTTGCAACGGCGCTGTTTGTGGTACAGCTATTCCATAGGGGGTCTCAATGTCATTGAATCCAGAAGTACCTTATGTCTACAATCCTGCTTATCACATTAAGCGGGGTTGGCGGCTGCAAGTTATCGACACGAGTCTCGTTACGGACTTCGCTGCTTTTCGGCCTGGTCTTGTTACGATTGAGCAGCCCTCGTCGCTCCACCAAGGCACAAGGGAGTTTATCTATGTCCAGGCTGATGCTCTCGTCCATGCCAATGCAGTCGTTCAGCGCGTTGACTTATCAACGACATACAACGTCGAAGAACTGAAGGTCGCCTCATCGGTAGCCCAGGTGGTAGGGGTTGCACAGGTGGAGATTGCTGCCGGTTCGTTTGGTTGGGTCCTTAGAAAAGGAAACTGTACGGTGGTTGAAGGTGCCGGGTGGGGTCCCAACCTGCCATTGATCCCTGATGCTGGAGGAACTATCGGAAGCGCCGCCGTAGGGACTGTCTCGGAAAGCGGTTTTGGGGTAGTGCTTACTAATACCGCTGGCGGGGCTGGAACCGATCAAACTGTTTACATTGACTGCAAGGGTTAAACTAAGAACTTAAAAGGAGAACATTATGTCTGCTGGAACTGGAATGGGGATTAACGTTGCTCTTGTGAGCACCGATGCCCAAGCCCCTTTAGGATTTATTCACACTGAGCCCGCATCTTTGAATCAAGGCCTTCTGACACAGGGTGAGAAGACCTGGATTTATGTCAAAGCAGGAGCGGCTTTAGCAGTCGGCACAGTCTGTGTCCGGGCTCCGGGTGCGAACAATGGAAACTACGGTAACACCCTCGTGGGTGCCGACGCTACCGGCGTTGTCGTTGCTGCCGCAGGTGACGCTTTGGGGCGAATCGTCGGTGTGGCTCAACATGCCCTCGCTGATGGCGAGTTTGGATTCATCCAACGTAGCGGGATCGGAAATGCCATTGACGGTGGCATCGTGGTTGACACTGGAATCATCCCCGGCGCAGGAGCGGGAGATGTTATCACGGTGGCCGCTGCCCTGCCATCCTTCGGAGTTGGGCTCACTGTAGCGGTAGCTCCCTCCCTTGTGGGCTCCTGCATGTTCGACTGCGAAGGCTAGACAGCCTTCCCGTAAGGAGGGCGGATGAATCTTGGTGAAATCAGAAACGCTATCTTTGCTCAGTCTGACTGGGCTCCTAAGCAGAGCGAAGANGCCAAGACTCGTCTAAATGAGTTCATTAACCGGGCTTACCAGCAGCTTGCTCTGGAAGCCCCGTTTTTGTTTTTCCAGTCTGAGCTTGAGTTCGCTACTCAGGAGCAGGTGATCTCCAATGACGAGGTCACTGACTTAACAGGAGCGACTGTCTGGGATAGAGTCGTTTGCGTAGATGAC